GCTCTTGGAGAAAAATTGCTAATGATTTTGCTGAAGAGTATCGGGGTGTCGGCATGGTTAACAAGACCAGTGCTTTAGAGAACTGCATCACAAGCTCAATCGGGAGAGCGTTGAGTAGTTGTGCTTTGAGTGGGGGCAACTATGCCTCATTTGAGGAAGTCGATCATGCGATGAATGGGAAAGCAGAAAGCAAACCAGTTAAAAGTAAACCAGTTAAGAAGAAAGCCACAGATGCAACTCCTACAGAGAAAGACCTTGCTAATGCTGATGAGATGAAAACAGTAGATCAGGCAAAGCTTTTTTCTGAGGGGTTTATCAAATATTCTGTGTTCCATGATGACAACATAGAAAGTTTCACTAATTGGTATAAAAGAAACTTTGCATCGATAAGAAAATTACAGGAGATTGATCCCGAAACGCGAGAAGAATTCGATGCTAAAGTAATAGAACTCACTGATAAAATAAAACAAAAACAACAAACTACAGAGGTACAAAATGACTAATAATTTTACTCCGCCTAAAGAAAATACAGGCAATGTTTATAAAAACAGGTACAAAGATAATGATAGAAAACCAGATTGGACAGGCAAGATTGAAGTGTCCAAAGATTTTCTTAAAGACTTGGTAATGAAAGTTAAAAGCGGTGAAGAGGCTGTGATCGAAATAGCACAATGGAATCGTGTAGCTAAGAATACAGGGAATCCATATATGTATACGACACTTGCAGAGCCGTGGAAGAAAAAAGAAGTGGCTATGCAAGCAGAAGAGCCACAAACTATAACTGAAGAAATAGAGGAGTTTGACGAAAATGACATTCCATTCTAGAGCGCCTATATATGGCAAAGAACTCATACAAGAACTAGAAGAGAACATTGATGAAAGCCTTCTATGGAACATTATGAGAGACACAAACGAAGTGTTAAATGGCATTGAACACATAGCTGAAAGACAGCAAAGACCTGTTGGTGAATTGCTGATTTGGTATATGTCTTATGTTTCCGAAATGCAAAAACACTTTGAAGAAGATGGCGAAAGAACGCATTAAGATGAAGAGAAAAAAAGAATGGGAGAGTGCCTTGTACAGAGAATTTGAAAATTTTACAGGGATGCAAGGCGATACAATTACTGATCAAAGCTTTGATGGAGATAGTATCAATCCCTCCCATTACAAAGATACAGAGATAGAGTTTATTGACTATGCTAAAGCGTCTATGAGTAAAGAAAGGTTTGAAGGATTTTTAGAGGGCAATATAAAGAAGTACATGCACAGGTGGTCTACTAAAAATGAAAGTGGGTTGGAATGTCTTATGAAAGCCGAGTGGTATATGAAAAAATTAATTAATGAGGTGTCTAAAACAAGAGAGGATAACAAATATGGAAATGCCAAATGAACAATATGAAATTTATGTACCTATTGATGATTATATTTTTAATAGGTTTGTAAAAGATAAAGTAAGAAAAGAATACAAAACTTTTAAAAAATATAAAAAAGCCTTTCCCGATTGCACCTGTAACTTTATTTTAAGAAACAAAAAAGATGATGTTGGCATAGAAAATAAAATATGTTTGTGGGATATAAGTGAAAGGGGAATAAAATAATGGGTAATTATAATCCTAAGAAGGTGTGGGATAAGATTATCAGAAAACAAAATAAAGCCTTCAGAAGTGAAGGTGAATACTGGCGAAGAATGGCAAATGCTCTCAGGAAAAGAAACATTAGGAACAGGGAAAAAGTAAAATCCCTACAACTCAAGGTTGCCGAACAAGATATGTACATAGAAAAACTAGAACTAAAGGTGGAGCAACTAAACAACTACAGCATAAGGTTGCCATGAGAGGAAGAGAGGCAACCGAAGACGAACAGATTTATATGTCTAAGGTAGCACAACTCTCTTGCATCGTCTGTGCCAATCAGGGCATAGAGAACAGAAGGGTAGAGATTCATCATGTCAATGGCAAGACCAGAGAGAACGCACATTTCGATATACTCCCCTTATGCTACGAGCATCATCGTAAAGGCAACGCAGAAGAACCCATAAGCAGACATCCTTATAAAAAGAGATTCGTCACTGCCTATGGATCAGAGGAAGAACTAATCAAACAAGTCAGAACAAAGGTTGAGTATCAAGATTTCCTTGAAGAATTAAACCCATGTCCGTTTTAATAATACCGCAGTTGGC